GACGGGTTTTGGTGGTGATGTGGGGAATACCCCAAAAACCGTTATCCAGCGCTGTTTTGCGATCATTGCGTCGTTGGCTACGTGCGGGTCAATTTCGATGTGATACCAGTCGCCTTGCTCGACTGACGGTAGTGGTTGCCATGTGCCGCGATCGCATTTCCATGACCGTTGCAACGCGTAGTCAATCACAAGTTGTATGCCCAAATGATCGGCGTTCTCTAAACATTTGACGATAAACGCTAGTGACGCTTTGCGGCCGTCTTGTTTGCCTAATTTTTTTTGGTTTAGCCAACGATACGACAAGTCCATTGCTAGCCCTCGAGCGTGGTTGCTGATCGTGCCGGGTCGGTTGCGTATGTCGCGGTTGACAAATGTGCCGTTGTTCCACAAACTGCCGTTGCTGTGTTGGCAACAAAGTTTTGCCCATTCGGTTGTGCCAGCCAGCGCCGCTTTGACAACTGGTTGTTGCGTGATTGTGTACGGTCTATTCGGCATCGTTTTTTGCTTTGTTTTTTATGCCGTTTGATGCAACAATGCCAGCCAACGTGCCTGACAAAAACGTGACGATCGTTGCCATGAGTGAAATAAATTCTTTGTCGTTTGGTGCTTGTTCCATAGGTTGCGATATGAATAACAGGCCATACACAAAACCAATAACAACTACGGCAAATACAACTGCCAACAATACGCCTACGGTTACGACCATTCGAGCGTGTAACTCGTTTGGTGTGTATCTGTGCCGGCTCATGGTGTTATGCCGCAACGATCAGGCACGTTGCAATTGTTTAGCGTCATGTTTTTGACGCGCGATTTGACTGTAAGTGTGTTGTCGCGTGTTGTTTCGCAAGCCGTCAACATAAGTACTAACGCAAACAACCTGTATCGCATTGCATTATTGCTCGTCGTCAGGCTCGATTGTTGGCGGCGGCACAAATTCGCCGTACTCGCCTAAGTTTTCGTCAAATGTGTATCCGACACCTGCGTAGCAACCGCGAAAATTTGCGTTGTAACTTGTTTGCGCCCACACACCATTAAATTTTAATGTATTGGCAATAAATGCTCGACCTGCTGCGTCTGTGTCGGGAAATGTCAAAGTTGGTTCACCACAAACATCATTGCTAACGCTAATAACTTGCGTAACTGTGTTGTTTTCTAATTTTGCAAAATATGCCACTATTGACTCCAGTTGATTGTGCCGCTGTCATTAAATGTATAAATTTTGAAACCACCAGTTGTCGTCAATGTGCCACCTGTAAAAGTTGCTGTGATTGTGTTTTCAGCAGTTCTTAATATAATTACGCCTTTGCCGCCGTTGCCGCCGCCGCCGTGAACGCTAGTTCCGTCAGCACCGCTACCACCGCCGCCAGCACCCAAATTAGCCGTGCCCGCCGTACCTGCCGTACCAGTTCCAGCGCCACCATTACCGCCACCACCAGTACCGCCAGTACCACCAGCGTTTCCGCTTGTGTAACCGCCACCGCCACCGCCGCCAGCGTAAGTTACTGAACTGCCAGTAATTGCAACCGCTACGCCTGCACCACCGTTACCGCCAGTATTCGTACCGCTATTTACACCAACTGCACTTGCACCGCCACCGCCGCCGCCAGCATTAACCGCTGAACCACCTGAAAAACCTTGATTTGTTGTACCTGCTGATAAAACGCGAGCATCGAAACCTGAACCGCCTGCACCTGAACCACCAGTAATTGCCTGTGCACTACCAGCCGAACCTGCACCGCCAACAGTCGAAATAGTTGTTAAGCCTGTTCCAGCGATAGAACTTGCAACACCGTTTGAAGGTGTGGTTTTTGTTGTTGAACCTGTACCGCCACCACCGATAGTAATTGTGTAAGTTGTGCCATTAGCAGGCACAAAACCTGTTTCAAGTGAACCGCCACCACCAGTTGCAGTAACCGTGCTACGCAAACCACCAGCACCAGCACCACCAGCGCCACCCTGATTACCTGAACCTTGACCGCCGCCACCGCCACCAGCAACAACTAAATAGTCAACAATGCTAGGAAATGAAGCGCCCTTACCGCTAAAAAAAATAGCAGCACTAGCACTTGTAAAATACAACGTGCCACCTGCCCATGTGCCTAACGCTAAAGACCCTGCGGTCGTTACTGTTGCCGTGCCTGCCGTAATAGTGCAAGTACCTGCACCAATGTTTTGTATAAACAAAGTGTCGCCCGCATTAAACAAACTTGTATTAACCGTAATAGTTGTTGCAGTTGCTTTGTTCATTACAACTCGAGTGCCTTTATCGGCTGCAACTAAAACATAACTATCGGTTTTTGTGCTAACGGTTTGGTTGTAATCGTTCGCCTGCAAACTGTTCATTTGCGCGGCCGTTAAAACCTGCCCTGCGGTAAATGTTTGTATCGCCATATTTGACCTACTTTACCCTAGAACGTTGTCAGCGTTGATGATACCAAACGACGTATCGTCAAGTATCAACTCGTAGACAACGATAGTTGGCGACGTGTAATAAGTGACGCTGTGCCCGGTGTTAACGCTAATCGTATGCTCAATGCCTTCGACTGCCAGTTCTTGTGCCAACTCGGTAGTTGTCACGCCTGACGTAAACGATTTTTCAATCGTGATTGTGTCGCCCACGTCAATCACGGCCACCGTGTCACGTTGCGCGCTAGTCAACAAAGCAAACGACGTGGCTAGTGACGTGTACCGTGCCTCGGGTTCAGGGTCAAGCAAATAGACTGCCAAATCAAGTGCGGCGCTGTCGTTATGCAAAAGGCTGTTAGTAATGCTGTAAGTCTGCACAAAATATTTTGTTTGACTGCCAGCGTCGTCAGCGACTTGCGGGTTGTTACTGCCGAGTATTTGTACGACTGCACGGTTAGTTACCTGATCGGCTTCAAAGGTTATGCCTACGCCGTTGTACGGAATGTTTGTGCCGTCGTCATGAAAGTCTGCTACCGCTGGAGTAAGGGTTGTGCCTAGTCGAGCGTCAAACACTAGATCGCCGTCACGCGACATAAACAGCCGACCTTGCTCAGCCTCGTTTACGTCAGACAAATAGCCAAGCACGTTTGTGCCTTGCGGAATTGTAAACGCCGCTGCACCGCCAAGCGTCTGTGTGCCTGTAGCAATGTCGCGCGTTAACGCTGGGAACGCAACCTCAGGCCGATCTAGTATCGCCGTGACTCGAGCGCTGCTCAATTGTTCGCTGACGTTAAATTCGTCTAAATATGTTTGTGCTAACAAATAAAAATCGTCTGCACAAAACACGGTAACGGTGTCAAGACCGCCCAACGCAAAATTGTAGTCAAAATTCACAATCACGCCGACAAAAAGGTATTCTTTTACGTTTAGCGAACTGTAACGCGATAGGCGCACTCGACGCATAGGTGCAAGACCCGGTTGGCTAAGCGGTGTGTCGTAATACGGCGACTGTGTATCAAACGGGTTAAAGATACCTGACGTGTCAAGCATCGTAAACGACATAGTGCCAGCACTAAATTGGTCGCCCTGATCGCGACGGCCGCGCCTAACTGTGATGCTGTTTACGCCGTCAAGCACGCTCGCAAAATCTGTCGTACCGTCAAGCACATATTCGGTGTTATTAAGTACGCCAGCCGTTGCATCGTCAAGTAAAAATGCGTCTTGCACAAACCCTGTGTCAATTTCTAAGTCATAGTTGCCACTAGCAACAACGGCTGTACCTGCCATTACGACGCAATCTGTAAGTCGAGTGGTCCGTTAGTGCGCTGGTAGGCCAGCAAACTGTTTAACACGCTTTGCCCGATCTCAGCGCTAGTTGACATACCGCCCGTCACGTTAATTGTTACGGGTGACGCGCCACGCGCTGCGATACGTTCAGCCATACCAAATTCTGTTAGCGCGCCTTGTATAGTCATTAAGTCGCCGCCGCCACCAACACCGCCGCCACCGCCGCCACCGCCACCAACACCGCCACCACCAGCACCACCACTAATAATCGGCGCGACACTTGGAATAGACGCGCCTGCTTCTCGAGCCATACGGTCAGCCGTGCGCGTATCGCTTGTAACGGCCGTAGCACCACCGCCACCGCCACCAATACGACCCAACGAAATTGTTGGCAACGGGTTGATGTCACTAAACGGGTTGATCAAATTTATGCCACGAATAATCAAGTTGATTGCACCAATAAACGAATTGGCGAACGTCTCAAACCCTGCAATCAAGCCGTTTAGCACCGTGTTAACAATCGTGCGAAATGTCTCAAATTTTGTGTACGCAAAAGTCAACGCGGTAACTAGCGCCGCAATACCGACCGCAATCAAACCAAACGGGTTTAACGCCATTGCAATATTGACTGCAACGATCGCCGCTGCGACTGCTGAGATTGTGCCGGCAATAATCAAAAACGCTGTCGGGTTGCGTTGCGCCCAGTCAGCCATTGCTTGCAAATATGGCAACACTTTTTGCAACACGGGTAGCAACGCCGCACCGATACTTTCTTGTGTTTCAGCCAAACTGTTTTTTAGTATTTTGAATTTGCCTGCTGCGGTTTCTGCTGATCGTGCGGCCGCGCCACCAAAGTTGTCGTTTAACGCCATCATTACAACATCGAGCGACGCGCCCTCTTTAATTAGCCCAGCCATTTCAGGCGACAATGCGCGTAGCCCTCTCATGTTGCCTGCATACGCCTTGCTTAATGCGTCGCTGACGGTCGCCAAACTTAAACCCGTGGCAGTTGATACGTCTTGGGCAAGTGTCAATGCGCTGGTCGCGTCACCAACATCTTTAGTACCAACAAGCAACGCGGCAAACGCTGGTCGTAACTCGCTGTCAGCCGTACCCGTCGCCCTCGACATCGCTGCGATCATGTCCTCGGTTGCTGCAACCGTTGCGTCAGTAGCGCCAACGACGTTTTGCATAGTGTTAGCCAAAATCGCTTGTTGCTGTTCGTCCTCGGCTGCCGCTTTAGCCGCCAACCCCAACGCACCTGCAACCGCCGTTAACGCCGCCGCTGCTGGCACGGCCGCTTTCTTAATTGCAAACTGTGCCTTCTCGCCAACAGTTTCTAGTTGCTTAAATTCTTTGATCGCTTTGTCAATGCCTTTGCCGTCAAACTCGCTGACAATAGGAATAGATAGTGCCATGTCTATAACTCGCTTTGCACGGTACGCATAGTTTTAGCAATCATCTTTGTCATCTCGGCTTCAATACCGCGACGCGCT